CATTTGAGTTAAAAACTTCAACGGGCAGCGTTAGTTTACTTTGGAATAACTGGGCGATGCACCGATTCTGTGAAATGAATGGCAACTTGCCAATAGGTAAGATGTTGGAAATGTACGATGGGCAATCCTTAACCTTTAAGCACGTTATTACAATGGTGCAGGCGGCAAGTGAGGGAGCCGGCAAGGTGATAAGTGAAAGGGAAGCATCGCAGTTGATAGATGAAGGTGGTGGATTGCAGTTCACGGGGTCGCAGGTACTTGAATTCATCCAGTACACTATGAAGGCAATGGTGCCGGATGTACCTGCTGATAAAAACGTACCTGACGAAGAAAAAAAAAGTTAAACCACCGGGATAAGACCTGGGATGAGGTTATAATTCTCGCCATTGAATCGGGCCTGACTATTGAACAGTTTTGGTCTATTCGGTGGCGAGATTTTTTGCTTTACAGGAAAGCGTATGAAGCGAAGCAGTTGGCTGAATGGCAGAGGGCAAGGTTGATAGCATATGTTATGTACTGCACGAACACGGACACGAAGGGGCGCAAAAGCATAACAGATTTCTTACCTTTGTCAACGGATGAAGTACCGGATAGAGGGGAGAGATTGACGCAGGAACAGTTCATCGAGAATATGAAGAAATTATCAGAAGCATTAAAATAAAGCAATGGCACCGGAAAAACTCGAAATATTAATTAGTGCGGACAATAAGAAAGCCATTGCAGCGATTAAGGAAACTATCCTATCTCTTGACGGGGTTGAGAAAGCATCGAAGGGTGCAGGGGGTGCTACACAGAAAATGGGTAAGGACTTCACCGGCCTTTCCCGTGTTATTCAGGATTTGCCGTATGGATTTAATGCGATTGCGAATAACTTAACGAATATCCTTCCTGCTGCTGGTGCATTAGGATTAGGTATTTCAGCACTTGTAGCCGGATTGCAGTTTGCTCAGATAGGATTCGGGAACTGGACGAGGGGGTTGGGGGAATCAAGTAAAGCAACAGAAGAAGCCAATAAACTTACAGATAAGTATATTGATAATTTAGCAAAAGAAAGGTCAGAACTTGATACATTGTATCAAACTGCTACCAACCTAAATGTTCCAATGGAGGCAAGAAATGCATCCGTTGAAAAATTACAAAAGCTATATCCTTCAATATTAAGCAACATAGATGCAGAATCTATAAAGGCAGGACTTGCAGCAGATGCCTACATGAGAATAGTTGATGCTTTAGATAAAAAAGCAATGGCAACTGCTGCTGAAGATTTAAAAGTAGATAAGTATAAAGAATTATTTAAGATTCAAGAGGAAATAAAGAAAGTAAATGATAAATATGGTATAACAAGCACTAAAGTAATTAAGGATAATAATAAAGGTTATCAAGAATTAACTACAAGCGCAGGGGGTACAGCAGATGCCATAGATTTAGTTGCAAGCAGTTCAGATAAAGCTAATTTAAAAAGCCAGCAATTTAGAAATGAGGTAAATGAACTTCAAAAACAAGCATTTGCAACACAACAAGCAATAGATCAACTTAACGGAATCATTGTACAAAACCAAACAGTTACAACAGATGGAGGAGAAGTTACAGATAAGCAAATCAATGATTATGTTAGATTACAAAAAGAAATTGAATACTATAATAGGTTATTAGTAGAACAATCGGCTATAAATAGGTTAAATGCAAGTATGGCTGGAAAAGATACTGGTGTAGTATCTACTGGAGGCATTAACCTTCCGCAACAAAGAGACCTAACCAACATTCAGTTAACCACTACTGCTAACAACACATTAACCAAAGCACTTGGAGAACAATCAATGGCTTTGAGTATGTTAAAGTTAAAGAAAGATGAAGCATTCGCAGCAGATACTGCAAACTACTTAACGCAATCAATGACTGGAATGTTCAATGCTATGATAAACGGTCAAAGCATTGGTACTGCATTGGGCGATATGTTCAAAAGGTTAGCGGTTGACATTGCACTTGCAGCAGCAAAGGCGGCAATATTTCAGGGTATTATGTCTGCATTAACTATGGGGGGAAGTGCTGCATTTAAAGGCGGTCAAGCCGTTGCAGGTGCGATGGGTTTTTCGGGCGGCGGCGGTGCAAAGCGTGGCGGTGGGTTCCTTTCACTTCTTGGCAAACTTCTCGGTTTCTCCGAAGGTGGTACCGTTAGCGGCCCTAAATCCGGTTATCCGGTTATGCTTCACGGCACAGAACACATTGTAAGGCCCGACCAAATGCGGTCAATAATCGCATCCGCATCGCAGATGGGTGGAGGAAATAGTAGGGTAGTGGTGGAGGGTGTAGTGAGAGGTAACGATATATGGCTTTCACAAAGTAGAACCAATACATTTAGAGCATTAACAACCTAATATGGCATACGGGAAGAAATATACTTTCACGGCAATAAGCAAATCGGGGTTAACCTATGATGCTGAAATTTGGGAAAATGATTACACAGGTTCCGTGTATAGCGTAGCCACAGGAAATAGTCCATTTTTGTTAGAGTGCCTTGCTTCCGGTGATGATCCATTTCAACCCGTACTTCCTACACTATTCACCATAAGAGCGGATTTTACCGACTTTACAGGCCCATATCCCGACCTTGTTTCAACGGATGATAAAAAGTACTATGTAAGATTTTCGGCCAATGGTGGCACTTATTTTATATGGCAGGGGTATGTCTTAATGGATAGCATTAGCATAGCTTTTACAACTGGCAGGAACTTTGTTGATATTATTTGCGTGGATGGGTTAGGATTGCTTAAATCAGTACCATACGTTCCTACATCTGCAAATATCAATACATCCGAATCATTACTGCAAATCATTCGCAACTGCTTAAAGAATATCGAATTTCCAGTGCAGTACTATATCAATTCGGCAATCAATTACTATGCTACTGCACATAGTACATCAACATCATACATTCGCAATACTCACATCTTCCCTGCCCGTTGGACTAATAGCGATTATACCTATAAGAACTGCTATGATGTACTTGAAGATATTTGTATTGCTCACGGTGCGCAAATATATCAATCGGGTGGGGAATGGTGGATAACTTCCGTAAATGAAAGGGCATCCGATACTATTCGGGTATTCCGTACAGACGGGGTATCTTCCACAGATACCTTATCGAATGTGCCTATAAATAGAACTATTCAGCCGTATCAAGATAATGGGTCAGTACCATTTTACTTTGTAGAAAATAGCCAAACTAAAATAATTAAGAAGTCATTCAATTCACTTGAACTTACCGGAGAATTAAAGTACCCTGAAAATACAGTTGACAATGGCAACATGGCATTGCTTACTTCCGGTATTCCTACGAATTGGAGTAGAACATTGGGGAGTGGTGGCACATTTGTAATGGGGCCAGAAAGCGGTGTATATGGTGCAAGGTTTACATCCGGAAGCACTCAATCAACATTTACTGCTTTATCATGCGGCCTTGTAAGTGAAGGGGATATTTTAGAAATAGAGTTTCAATGTATTACTGCATCAACGGGCGACATGGAAATAGGTATAAGCGTTACAAGCGGGTCCACCGTGTATGCTTGGGGGAGGTTGGTATCTGGTGCGCCTGAATGGTTCAATAGTTTTCTATATTTTGAAGAACCGAAAAACAATACAGCGTTAGAAACTAAAACCATTATCACAAATCCATCGCCAATTACAGGAACTTTATCAATAGAATTTAGGGTTACTTCTGCAGGTATATCTAATATGTTTGTGGCAAATGTGAAAAGAAAAGCAAAGTCAGTGTATGGCCCTAAACAAGTTTTATTTAATCAAACGGCAAGTAATCAGTATAAGAAACAAATAACAACTCCTATAGGTAATCAGTTTCCATTATTAAACGTAACGCAACTTCAATCGCTTTTGTCTGTAACAGACAATGCTTTAACTGGATTCACTCGTTTTGGCATTAGCGGAGGGTATTCAAACCTTGCCACATTGCTATTCAGTCAGTTATACAATATCTACGCAAAGGCCAATATCAATATGCAGTTCACCCATTACAACTTATTTACAGGTACATACGTTGCAGGGTTATTGCATACAATAGGGGTAGAGGATCCATCCGGTGTTATTAATGTTAATTCATCAAGATTCATTTTAGGACAATGTACTTTTGATTACATTAACAATACTTTGTCAGGTACGGCAATCCAAACGAGGAATGAAATATTAACCTATACACTTATTTCATCATTGCAGGAAACCCCACCTGTGCCATGTTATAAGTACTATAATTATACGGGTGATTTTTGGTCGGGTGAATACACAGACTGTGAGGGACTTCCGAAAGTTGCATTAACTTTGCCACCAGATCAATTCATTTGCTCTAAAACTACACCGGTGCCTTATGGTATTGATTCATTAACAAAAGGAGAACTCTGCTAACTATGACACCAGTAACCGGACAAAAATTAAACCTTTATAGGTACAATTCGATAGCAATGACTGACAATCTCATTGCGTGTGCAAGGACTTGCACTTTTTCGGTGGAGGTGGATGCGATGGAAACTACTAATATCAGTAGTGCATGGTTTAGGCAGTCAAGACCAGATGTCGCTTCATGGTCAATACAAGCGGATGGACTTGTAGTATTGGATGATTATTCCTACCTATTTATGCTGAATAGCCAACTGAATAGAGAGTTGGTATCGCTTAAGTTCGTTATTGACAATGGTACTGCAGGTGGGTTAGTGATAGTATCGGGTTTGGCATGGCTGCAATCTTTCACTATTACAGGGGCAAATAAGGACATTGCAACGTATCAAGTATCTTATCAAGGTACGGGTGTGTATAGTTTAGCAGGAACCACCGTAACGCCAACGGGCATAGTTATACAAGGTACAACAACACAGGTGCTGCAATATACGGCAGGTGGCGGGGAAACTTCGATAGCTATACCGGGCGGTGCAGGTAAGACAATGTTTTACGGCTCACGAGGTGGTACATCGTTTGAAACGATAAAGTATAACACGGGTTCGCCTGATACGGGTGCATTATGGATAGTAAGTAGTGGTACCCTGACCGTTGATAGTAATGTTCCTTTTGTTCAAAATGAGAAAATATTAATTTTAGTTCAATAATATGAGAAAGTTTTTAACAATCTGTGCAATACTTTTATCCTTATCCGCATCCGCACAATGGCAGCAAACGGGTAGCCGTGTTCGTTATGTAAATGGTATCGGTATTCCGACCCGTGATACTTCCGCAATGACCCCTGCTGATAGTTCGCAGATACTGATTCGCCCTGCTGATTCATCATTGTATGTAAGGTATAAAAGGGCATGGCAGAAAGTAGGGGCAGGTGGAGGTGGTATTAGTGGTAGTGGTACGATTAACAGAGTGCCTAAATGGACTTCATCGAGTGCTTTGGGAAATTCATCAATAGTTGATTCGGCATCTTCAGTTGCTATGACTATTAATCCATCGGGGAATGTGGGGATAAGTACTCCAAGTCCGGAGGTTAAACTGGAATCTAATATATCATCAAGTGGATTACCTGCAACGACGGGTACAACACAATCCAATGGAACATTTAGAAATTCCTCAACATCAACATCATTAATTTTAGATTTTGGGTTAAGTGGCTCCGGTACCGCAGCCAGTTGGATTCAATCAACAGACAGATTAAATTTAAGTACCAATTATAACCTGCTATTAAACCCAAATGGAGGCAACGTAGGTATCGGTTACACCGCTCCTGCTGCAAGATTAGCCGTTAATGGTACTACATTAATAAATACAAATACTGATAACGGAGTAGATAGATTGCAGGTGAGTGGAAGTGCAACTATTTCGGATGATCTTAAAGTTCAGGGGGGGGATATATTAATTACAAGTCCTACTGCAGTAGCGCAATTTCGGGTACAAGGGCTTTCAGTGCCTACGGGTTTTGATGTTCAAAGTTTTATGACCGGTGGAACACCTGAAGCGTATTTATGGCAGAGAGATAACGGCCCATTTTATTTCGGTACAAATAATACAGAGAGATTAAAAATTACGGGGGGCGGCGATATAGGTATAGGAACAGGGCCAAGTAACCCAAGTTCAAAACTTCATGTAAATGGTGGTACATTAATTGTATCAAATTCGGGAGTAACTGGCTCACAGGTGAATATCGGGATAGGTTTATTAACCGCAGCAAGACCATTTATAGGAACAAATACAAGTTCTAATCCGTTAGAAATAGGTACAAGAGATGCACAAAGTACAATTTTAGTAACAAATTCAATAGAGCGTGTACGTATCGTTTCGGGTGGGGCCGTGCTTGTAAACACAACAACCGATAACGGAGTAGACCAATTACAAGTCAACGGCTCAATACAAGGTACAGGATTCGACCAAGCATACACCGCCCGTACTACAACCTACACGGCAGCGACAACAGATTATTTCATTGACTGCACATCAGGAACTTTCACCGTTAACTTGTTCACCGCAGTAGGTAATACGGGTAGGATATTGATTATAAAAAATAGCGGAACGGGAACCATAACCGTTGACCCCAACGGCTCACAGACCATTGATGGTGCAACCACTCAAACACTATCTACCCAATGGTCAAGAGTACACATTATATCAGATGGCGCAAACTGGAAAATAATATCTAACTAATAAAAAATATAATATGCTCACCGCAATCGCAACCGCAATCACATTATCAGTAACCGCACCCGTGCAAGCAGACACTATCCCTGCTGCCATACAGGTAAAACCTGTAGAGTTCAACAAACTGACAAAGGACACCATAACTCAAATCACATGGGTAGTGTTTGGACTTACAAGAGATACAACGAAAGGTTGTAATTCTTATGTTGAAGCATATGACAGAAAAGGGAAGAAGGTTACAGATGGCAACGTGCCTATCCCTGCACACATCGTGCAGCAATGGGGTACGGATAACACACTCATAGATGATTTTATTCTCAACTTTTACAAACTGATTAAACGTTAGCAATGGAACACCAAACAAATGATGCAGGAATCAATGGACTGCTGGTAACTTTAACCTTTTGGGTATTTAGTCATTTGACTGCATCGGATGTGGCAACGTATTGCACCATACTATCAGCACTCGTTACAATATTCGTGAACATAAATAAGTACAGAAATGGGAAAGACAAATCTTAGTCTTACAAACGTAAACAAGCCGGCTCCTAAATGGTACCGCAAATCAAAAAGGGTTATCGGGTTATTATCCGGGCCAACGGTCATGGCAGTATTTCAAGTATTTGAACTGACCGACAAACAAATGGCGAATGTGGGAATTATTATCGCATTTTTGCCGACATTACTGGAGGTATTCTCCGCATTACTCGCAAATGGTGAACACTATGCAATCGTACCTGATGAACAAGACCCCAAAGTTTAACTGGTTCCCGTTTGTTTTCATTGCAATAGTGGTACTATTAGTACTGCTATCCTGCAATTCAGTAAACAAATCAAGGGGAAAAACAGAAACGTTAACAATATTTGAATACGATACTACAAGATTATCAGTAGTTGATACTACCCGTACCTTACAGGAATGGATAGAGTTCCAAACCAAGACAGTAGAGTTATTCGACACAACCTATACAACCGTTCCTATCCTTCGCAAAAGGATAATCTATGAGAATGTAAAGGCATCAAGTAAAGAAGTTATTAACGGCATCCGAAAGGATAGCGTTAAGGCAACGGGAACTGTTATCGGTTTCAGTCAATCCGACTATCGTAATAAGGAAACTAAACGATTGCCGTTTTGGTTAGCGTTATCCATTGTGGCAGTTATATCATTTGTAATCTATAAGCTATGGCGAGAAAAATAATCTTATCAGCCGGGCATGGTGGAAAGGATCCAGGTGCTTCCGGGAATGGCTACATCGAACGTGATTTAGCCATTGAATTTAGGGATATGGTAGTTGCCGAACTGCAAAAGGAAGGTATAGAGCCGCTTACCGATAGCAATACAAATGCACTTGCCCAAACCCTTGCATGGCTGCGTGGGAAGTTTAGCAAAAGGGATATACTTGTTGACATCCATTGGAACGCATCCGCAAACGCTGAAGCAAAGGGGAGTGAAATTATTGTACCAGATAATGCAAGTCAATTTGAGATGGAGTTAGCGAAATCCCTTTTGAAGGTGTTTACTTCCGTTGGATTTAAGGATAGGGGAATCCGACCTGAAAAGCTAACCGCCCGTAGGTCATTAGCATGGATGAAAGCGGATGCGGAAACGGTATTAGTTGAAAAAGGATTTATTACCAACCTTATGGACATTAAGCTATATAATGCAAATAAGTGGGGTATTGCAAGGGGATTTGCAAAGGTGCTGAAATCGAAAAGTAATGAGTAACTTTGTGCTAAATAAATAGAACATGGCAGTATTCAATAAATTTAACTCTTTCGTAGAGGCAGTAGCGGAAGGAACCCACAACTTAGGAAGCAATCAGTTAACGCTTGCTTTATCAAACGTGGCTCCGACTGCTTCCAATAGCGTACTTGCGGACATTACGCAAATCACCTACACGAACCTTTCAACCCGTAACCTTACCACTACTTCATCCTCGCAGACAGGAGGACTTTATAAGTTAGTGGTGGCCGATACTACCCTCACTTCAACAGGTGGTAGCACAGGGCCTTTCCGCTATGTAGTAGTGTATAACTCTACTGCTGCCGGTGGGCCTTTGATTGGGTGGTATGATTACGGTACTTCCCTGACTTTGAATAGTGGGGAATCACTCGCAGTTGACTTCGATCAAACTAATGGATTATTAACTCTGCAATAATGACCGTTATAACGAAAACTGATAGCATCCTGTATTTGTCAAGTTCGGGCGATTGGGGGTTGCGGGTAAGTGAGGAAAACTTTGAGATTCTGCCACAGGTAGGGGGATTGGTTTATCAATCGGGTACTAATCTTGACAATTTAGCAAACCTAATCGTAGAAGCGAAAGCCCATGCGATTGCAAACGGAATACAATGGCAGCAATAACAGATTTATCGGATTTGATTAATAGGCAGTCAGGGGGGAATAACGGTACTCCTGAAAATATCTTTTTCCACAAGGTGCCTCGTGTTGCAGGTGTGGCAGCAACCGCACCAATAGCAGGTAGGGGATGCTCTCTTTGGGAGTATGATGGAATGCCGGCAAAAGGCGCAGTACCTACATCGGGGGCTATTCCTGATAGAACTACACAAGGTGCAATACCTTTTACTGCTCCCGGTGGAAGTAGAGATAAGCATTTGATAGGTGCGTCTATTGCTCCGCTTGTTGCAGGGGTTTTTCTTCTTTACGATAGGTTATTTCACATAGGAGGACTTTCAGGTATAGCAACATCCGCGCAAACGGTTCAGGGTTCACCTGCTTCACCTGCTTTAACACGTAACACAGGGGGTGAAGGTAACATGGCATTTTATGAGATTTATACAATTATAGGCACAACAGCTACCACACTAACAATGACATACACTAATCAGGGTGGTACAAGTAGTAGAACATCAACAATCAATATAGGCGCAACTGGTTTCAGAGAGGTTACTCGTATGCAAAGAATACCATTGGCAGCAGGTGATAGCGGAATACAATCTATTCAAACAGTTCAATTAACTGCAACTACGGGTACAGTTGGGAATTTCGGTATAACCATTGCTCAACCTTTGGCATGGATACCTGTTGGCTCAGCAGGAACAATGGGATGGAGAGATTACACAACAGGACTTCCCGGCATACCTGTAATCAATCCCGATGCCTGTTTGTCTTTAATGTTCATCCCTGCTGCTGCTACTGCACCCGAATTATTTGGTTCACTTGCTACAATTGAAAAATAATGGCAATAACTGACTTCGATAATTATATTGATAGGTTGAAGGAAAACCGAGCAGCTGACTTTCAGATGGCAGGTACACCTGTAAGACCGGGAAGAACTTTCGGAGCATTTGATTTATTCTTACCTGCGCCTGGAATAGTAACATCATCCGTTGCACTTAACAAAGATAGTGCGCAAGCTATGGGCCCGATACCTGCTATTAATACAGGCAGTTTGCAACTACTTGGGGCAAGGTTAAACAGTTCAGGTTCATCAGGTATCGGTGTTATATTGGTTGATTTACTTAACATTTCAGCAGGTCTTAATGGCACAGTAACAACTGCACAAACTACCAACCTACCTACCGCAGCACTTATACGTTATACAAGTGGAGAGGGGGTTATGGCAGCTATATTTGTTGAATCACAAATTGGCACAAGTATAACTACTTTTACAGTTAGTTATACTAATCAAGCAGGCACATCGGGTCGAATATCAACTGCAAATCAAATTGGTGGCACAACCTTTCGTGAAGCAGGCGTATTTATTAACATACCGCTTGAGGGAAGTGATACAGGTGTTCGCAGCGTTGAATCGGTAACATTAGCAGCATCAACAATAACAGTAGGAAGTTTTGGCGTGTGCCTTTACAAGCCACTTGCAATGTTATCAATGGAATCATTTACGGGAGTATCTCCTTTGGATATGGTTTCAACTGGTGGCGTTATCGGGCAGTTCGCTGAAATCAATCCTAACGCCTGTTTAAGTATCCTTACAATTGCAAATACACCACAATTAGTATCAGGTTCAATAATCATAAACGAAGTGTAAGAAATGCCAACACGGAGG